GACAAACTGCTGCACTTTCAAGGGTACCTTGTCCCCTGTGTAGTACCTGATGTGCCAAGGCTCTGATTGCAGCTCCCAGCAAAAGCCGTACCAATCAGCGTTAGCGAGCATCCATTTGAGTCGATCATTGCTGGCCTCACTGACATCTACAGCCAGCCCGAGGTTGTGCATGGATGTGCCCGGTGTTGCCATTGGGGCCATGCCGGGCTTCAGGTAGTACTTTTGCCCTTTGTACGTGCGTACTGACGTAGTGGGGATAGGTGCTGTCGTGTATCGAGCCATAAAGCCTCGTTCCTGCGTCTCCAAACTCCTATACGTGTCTGCCACGCTCGTGGGCTTGAACGGCCTGATGCCGTCAGCGTGCGCAGCTCTACGCATAGCCTCCCACGCTTGAGCAGCCAACGGATGTAGTTGCCCATAGGGCCGAATGGTTTTGAGCAGGTAGGTAGGCAATCGCCCTGGCTGTACGCCTCGTAGGTCAGCAGGTAGTACGACTGGCTTGACCGGGTATTTCACTTGCGTCCGTACCGCGTGTCTTTAGTGTTTGCCCAAGCGTAGATCAGTGGCAGTACTGCTGCTATTCCGGCTTTTAGCGCGTTTTGTGCGTTGTAGTTGCTTGTGATAAGCACGGCGGCGCTTCCAGCGACGAAAGCTTTCAACCAGTCCTCGAGCATCGGTGCCCACTTCATCAGGCCACCAATGCCGCTATTTCGGCTTCGGTCAATCCCAATGCAGACAGTTTGGCTAATGCTGATGCACGAGCGTCAGCCTTAGCAGTTACTTGAGCAGCGTATTGCGCTTGAGCTTTAGCATCGGCCTGCCATTGGTCGTGCTCTGCGTCAGTCATTTCGCGTACTTCGTCGCCGATTTGGATAAGTGGTTTTGTCATGTTTTACCTCACGAATCCGAGTAACCGTAGACACGATAGATGCCAGTGAATGTGCCGGATGCCTTGATCAATGAAAGGCTGTCAATTGCCACCGCAGGGGTTTCGTATTTACGCAATGACAAGGAGCGTCCAATTTGGTTTGAACCATCAAAATAAAACAGATTGCCCAGCAGCAATTTGTCGAGCGTAGTTACTTGTGGCGCAAACACATCGACAGTCAATGCGTAAAAAGCAAACGTTGAATCAATTCCTCCTACGGCCCAAGACGTTTGTGTTGCTTGACCTGAATTAGAACCAGCACCAGTGGTGTCACAGCCGGGCGATGCTTGAAAATACAATGCATCAGTTTTGTCGGTGCCGGACGCTCTAAGCCTCATCGTAATTGCAGTCGCTGTGCTTGCGGCAGTTAGTTGGAACATGACGCGATAATTGCGATACGTGCTTGTAAATGTGCTGTTGGGCAAACTGACGCTGGTGACGGCACTAAAAGTTGCGCCTGTTACGTAATTCAATCCGCTAGTCAACGTTTGCGGGCCAACCGTTGCCCATGCCGCGCCATCGTAATACTGCACAACGTTTGTAGATTCCAAATAACAAAGCTGGCCTTCAGCCAAAGTCTTTTCGCCAGTGCCACCAAAGCCAGCGTCACGCGCTGTGGTATCAGCAAACACCGGCACACCAGTTCGAGCGCTTTCATTCATTTGCGCGGCAGTCAAAACCTGCCCGGCAGTAAAGGTTGGAACAGATGTTTGTGCGTTAGCGCCCATGGTTACCTCATCCTAATACGTTTGTGCCATCAAGTTGACCGTACACCGGGTCATCCAAAATGAGCTGGAACACAACAGTGGTCGGGGCTGTGTAGTACGTAATGCGATGCCCTGACGCAAAATTGATGTTGCCCTCAATGCCCTCAATGCTTAGTTCTGACGTGATGGTTGATAGCCCGGTGATGTCCTTGGTAATCGTGATGGTGTCTCCGATGTCCACGGTGGCAGCCAAAGCGCGCTCAGCGTTATCCAGCAGGGCAAAGTTAGTGCTGACAGCCGTAAAACGTGGGGCAGGCTCAGGCTCCAGCAAATAGTCCGCCAGGTCATCAATCTCGCCTTGCAAATGCAGCAGGCTGTTAGTGATCGACTGCGACTGAATGAAGTACGTGGCCTGACTGCTCAAATCCTCAGCCAGCGCATTTTTACCATCAAGCGCTTGCACGTAGGCACGATTTAGCACGCCATCAGCGTCAAACTCAATCTCCACGTTGTCATACGGTGTGTTCGTACCGTCATCGGCAAACGTAATGACCGAACCGCTCAGCGTGGCTCCAATACGCGGCTGAAACGTAAACACGCCAGCCCGACTCATAAACACACGCCCCTGCTCAGCCTGGTTGATTTGCGTAATGTAGCCCAGCGTGTTTTGCCCGGCATTGAGCGTGTACGAGTTGTCATGGCCCATGTTGACCGTGCCCACGTCAATAGCCGTAGTGCCTGTGTAATTGACTTCTGGCAGCGCTAGAACGGTCTCAATGCGTTCTCCCGAGGTTTCCGCACTCGGGTTGAACGCAGCCATCTGCGTCTGCGCCAGCAGGTAGAAATCGTCTGAGCATTGCACCGCCACCGTGTTGGGGCCAGCCAACGCAAACTCGTAGTTATAGGCCGTGACGTAGCCGACAAACAGGTATTCCGATGATCGGCTCAGCCTGACTCGACGCATAGGTGCAAGGCCCGGCTTGTCGTTGCTTGGGTCGTAATAGGGGCTGGCAGTGTCATACGGCCCAAGGATGCCTGTCTCGTCCGTCATGCGGAAGCTCATCGTCCCGGCACCAAACTGATCGTCAATGTTGCGGCGACCTCGCCTGTAGGCAACCTCGGTCACATACTCGGTGATGTCTGCGTATGTCGTATTAGGGCCAAGCGTGTAGCTCGTGTTGTTTAGCACGCCCTTGGTTGCATCATCCAACCTGAATGAGTTGTAGTCAAAGCCTGTGTCAAGCTCGAGCAGGTAACTACCTGATTGGACAACGCTCGCAGCCATGGTTACGCAATCTGCACGTCGAGTGGGCCGCTGCGACGGTTGTACTGTTTGAGCGCATTCACGATGGTGTCACCGAGGCGCTCGTCGGCAATGGTGCTGTTGACGGTCACGTTGTACACAGCCTGCTTTGGCGCGTACGCGGCATCCAGCATGGCTGGTACTTCGTAGTAGCGGCTCTTGGGGTCATACACCGAAGGGTCAAACGGTTGCACGGTCATTTGACCGCCACCGCCACCGCGACTACCACCGCCACCGCCACCCGATGGTGCAGGCAATGTCACCGGGGCAATAGCCGGGATGCTTGGTACTTGAATCATGCGTTCTACTCGATCAGGGCCAGCCGCTGTACCAGCAGCACCGCTAGCAGTGCCGCCGCTACTGATGTTGAAACGTGGCAGGTTGATGTCACCGAGTTCCCCAATGTTGACACCCGGCAGCAGGTTTAGTCCTTTGATGACCAGATTTATCATGCTCACGTAAGTGTTGGCAATGCTCTCAAAAATGCCGATGATGAAGTTGCCCATGGTGGCAAATGCGTTTTTGACGCTGCCAGTTTTAGCGACCAGCACACCAAAGCCAGCCACCAACAGCGCCACAGCCGTAACGACCAAGCCGATTGGGTTAGCAGCCATCGCAAGGTTCAACGCAAGCTGCGTCACCGTAATGACCTTCATGACTGCGTTCAATGCCAGAATCGCCCCGGCAAGGGAGCCGACAACAGCCATGACCGCTAGCACTTTGTCAGTGTTGTTCTGTACGTATTGCGCGAAGCGTTGCAATACCGGGAGCAGGCGCTCGAGGATGGGCAGGAATGCTGCACCGATTGATTCCTTGGTTTCCCCGATGGTCAGCGACAACCGTTTCATTTGACCTTCAGCGCTGTTGGCAGCCACAGCTGCTGATCCGCCGACCGTACCAGCCACAGCCGCAAACACCTCATCCAGTGACGCGCCTTCTTTGATGAGGCTTCGTACCGAGGGCAGCAACGTGCCCAGCGCCTTCGTGTTGCCACCGTACGCCTTGGCAATGGCATCCGTAGCCGTGCCCAAATCAACGCCAGTGGCTGCTGCGATGTCGAGGGCCAGTGTGAGGCCATCCTGTGCCGAAGTCATTTCCCCGGTCACCTGGACAAGCGAGGCGAGGGCTGGGCGTAGCTCATCGTCAGCCACAGCCGCCGACATCATCGTGGATTCAATAAACGCCTCAGCGACCTTGATGTTGGCTTCCCCAGCCAGCGTGTTATTTGTAATGGCCTGGGCGAGCAGCGCTTGTGCTTTTGCGTCCTCAATAGCGGCTTTGGTTGCGTCACCGATGACGACAGCCAGCCCACCGATAGCCGCAGCTGCCGGGATGGCAGCCTTCTTGAGGGCGAACTGGGCTTTCGCGCCAGCGCCTTCAAGACTCTTGAATTCATTGATGGCGCTCTTGATTCCCTTGCTGTCAAACTCGGAAATAATAGGGATTGAGACAGCCATGCTTACATCCTACGAATCATTGTTCATGACAAGGTTGCGACCAACCTGTTCCATTACTTGCTCGACCAATTTAGTCATTTCGTCAATTACCTGAGCTTCATTTTTTTGATACGAAGGCCACACGGTACGCGATCCACGGTTGTACCGACTATTGAGCACAGCAATCATTTGAGGGCCGCCCACTGTGCCAACTTTTCTGCCGTGTTTGCCCATGCGACTGGTTTGCTTGACTTCACCGCTTGATTTGCGCCCAGCGATGTCAAACACCGTATTGACCAAGCCAGTGAACACAATTCTAAACGTGCCAACATTTTCCTTAGTTCCGCGAAACTCTTTGACACGTCGCGTACTAATTTTTGCCGTGTATGACTTTTGTGCTTTGATGCCATTCCAGCCGCCATCCGGCAACATCTCATAACCGCTTTGTGTTTTCCAGCCTTTTTCCATGCCGGTCATGGGGGCAATAGTTGGCACTATGGCTTGAGCGTCCTTGATTACACCCGAAACAATTTGCTTGTAATCTTTGGTGATTTGACGGCGCAACGTAGGCGCAATTTTGTTGAGTTCTTTCAATGCGGCTTTGATGCCGTAAATCTCAATCCGAGTTTCAGTTGCCACGTTGTTGTTGCTTTCTCGCCAGCAGTAACACGGTAGCCAAATCCTCAGAATCAAACTCGATGTCAGGTGGCCACCACCCGGTAGCCAACAGCA